TAGATGCAATATTGATTGCTTTCCGTCCTAATTTTTCAGCAAAGAGATTACCAAAACTATGTTCACGGTTGTATAGGCTATCTTCAGTTCCGTCTATTTCAGAACCGGCAGCATGGCTACATCCTACAACTAATAGTAGTTTTTCTTTCATCTTTTTTTAATACTAATAACTGGAATGCTGTACATTACTTCCTTCTCAGGAATTACAACATTAGATATATTAGATACATCCACTACATAGTCTTTCCAGTTACTCCAATCGCCAGTTTCAACATAATGATATTTGAAAGAAAAATCTGTAACTCTATTAAGAGCAAATTCTTTTATGAACAATGCTTGATATTGCATATCATCTTTGCCGTTCTCTATATCCCAGTCAGGTTTAGCAAGTTGTCTAGCACGTACTGCCGTGTTACTTTTAAGTCTGCTAAAGTCGTTCATATAAAATGGACCGCACCGCTCTGGATCCTTTTCTTGATATGGTTTATTTTTTACTTGGTTAAAATTAAAATCAAAATCCGCAGACCACTGTCCTTCGTCGGTTATACTGAATTTGAATACAGCAGTATACATAGGAGGGCCGTACTGTGTACCAAATTCTTTTAAATCAATTTCGGGATTAAAGTATATTTCTGCGTCATATCCTCCTCTAGTCCTCCATAACATCCTAAAAAACATCCACATCTCATTTACCAATGTATCAGCAAATGGATTGATATTTGGTTTGATAATATTATAATCGAACTTTTCATATTCGATTTCTTTTATGTTAGACGGATTATGTAATTTAATTTTATAATGTTCTTTTGCTAGATTGTCTCTAACAGGGTATCCAAATTTTGTTTCAGTAATACCTCGCATACAATCTAAAAATATATAGAATGCTTTTACCCTAGTCATTACATGGGTGCCGCCTAATTTAAAATCTTTAGTGATCCAATGTTCCTGATATCTAAAATCACTGATGTTAAACTTGCCTGGATTTTGTCCTACAATGGTTTCTGCACCTAGTCCGAATCCCATACCAGCACCTACATTATTAATATTCATGTTTCTTATACGCCATAGCAATGTCATGCTATCAGCGTAATCTTGGAAGTTTTCTGTAGGGAATCCTATGATCCAGTTTGTTGCGGCGTAGATGCCTACCTCCTTGCCATCTTTAAAATTTTGTTCCATCTCGGCAATGGTAACACCCTTGTCCATATCATCTAATACTTTTTGGCTTCCTGATTCAATTCCGTAATTTAAGACAATACAGCCCCCTGCTTTAAGATCTTTAAAGTATTCTAAGTCCATGCGTCCGTCACACCTAGCATAACCTGTCCAATGTATAGGTAATTTCTTCGCATCGACTGCTTTAGAAAATGCTCGTAGTTCTTTTAAATTTCCGTTGACCAGGCTATCAATAAACCAAACAACATCGGTGCCTTTGTTGTAATATAACCATTCAATTTCAGTAATCAAGTCAACAGCCTGACGTTGTCTATATTTCCAGAAATGTGTTTCCTCGCAAAATGTACACTTGGCAGTACAGCCTCTGCTGATCTCGCTATTAACTCCATTAGGGATTTTATATTGATTAAAATCAATAGACTCGTAGTCTGGCATAGGTAGCCCGTTGATATTGATACGCTGATCTACAGGCTGTTTTATAAACACCTGCTCTGAACGCACGGTACCTGATTCTATTTCATCTAATATATCTAGCAGTGCCTGTTCTCCCTCACCGTTAACAATATAATCATAACACGATTGTGCATCAAACCATGCTTTCTGTACATTACTACCACCGACGGCTAATTTGATATCCGGACGTCTGCGTTTAATTTCATGTGCCATCCAATTAGTAGGTTGTTCACTTGTATAATATTGCGTAAACCCCACCACTGTAGGATTCAATTTTAATATTTCTTCAATGGCGTCTTCTAGAAGTGGTCCTAGCAAAGGGTGTATATCTTTCCAATAACTCTCGCCGAGCCAATGCCATGTAGCACTAGGATCCCATAGTCTAAAAGGTAGTTTACCATTAGGTCGCCAGTCATTACGATAGGTATTGTGTGCTCGTATGTTAAGATCAAAAATGTGTGTTTCATATCCAGAACTTTTAGCAACACCGCTTAGTCTGGCCAAGTTGAACGGAGGCATATCAGGTGCCCACTCAGGACACATGACTAAAACCAATTTTGTATTTCTTGTTTTATAATCTATATACACAGGGGTTAAATTAGACTGTTGTGTTTTTTTAGCATAAGGTGCGATAGCATTCATCATTGCTTGATGACGTGCATCTGCTATGTCAGCAGGCACCGGATCAGGCAATTTAGCCGATGTCTTCTTTAATCCCTGTAGTCCAAAGTCCAAAATTTACTCCTTGACTATTTCTATTATTCTTTTTTTAGGAATCATTATGTCAGTTCCACAATGACAATGATCCTTTTGACATATGATTTTCTTAGGACCTATTTCCAAAGGGTCCAACAGAATGTTTCCTAACACTTTAATTTGTCCACAGGTACCCATGCTGACCTGCCCTATCTGGTTGATCCAAATACTGTCGCCTATACTACATTCCCAGCCCTTGAAGAAATTATGACGTTCGACAATGAGTTCGTTGCTGTATACACTTGTAGTTTCTCCGTTGTCCCAATGTGCTTCTGAGTAAAAAGGCTCCTTCAAATAAGGTTTAGGTAACGTAAATTTTTGATCAACGGTGTGTTCTTTTAAGAACTGTGCTTTGTCAGGGTCTTTATATTCCCAAGGTCCTGCGTTCTTACTCATCTCGTCAAACAACGGAGTCCACTCAATAAAGTAATTAGGCAACTCGTCCTTAAGCAACTTGCCAAATTCGGCGACTTCCCAAAAGCGGGCATCGTGCATTAGCATTTTACAACTAAAGTAATTGAACTTATCACAGAGGAATTTAGCATTTGCTAGATACTTGTCTTTATCTGCAAATTCTACGTGGAAACTGGCAACCACATCATCGAACAGATGATAGTGTTCTTTCCACCAACTCAACGGTCTTGAGAAGTTGGTGTTAATTGCAACTACAGTATTCGGTAGATTTTCCCTTATCCATCTGATAATAGGAATAAGATTGCGCCACAGTGTAGGTTCGCCACCACTAAAAAAGAATTTAAAGTTCTCATAGCCTAATTCTTTATACTTAGATGTAATGACTTTTAAGTTCTGAATATAGGTGCTTAAATTATTGTCGTTGCGATTCTCCCCGCAGTAGTTTCCGGGATTGCAGTAACTACATTTGTAATTACAGAAATTACTAACTTGCCAAACAACATCTAGGTAAGGTTTGTTAGGTTTAATTTCTAAGAGTTTTCTTCCATCCATTCGTGTACGTCCTTTAGTTCGGGGATAACTTCTAGTAAATTTTCATTCCTTAGTTCATCTGTTTCTATTTGTGTCTTAAAAAATTCATGCAGGCCATCGACTCTAGGTTCCCCTAATTTTAATGCTTCTTGTACAACCTTGGCAGTATTATGTACTGCCGTACTATAGTTAGGATTTAATTTAATTTTGTTCCATTTTAGATACAGAGCATCTTTATAAAAGTTAGGCAGTATCCCTACATTAGCCCACCAAGGATTGGTTAACATGTTCAACCGCATACAATCTTGATCTGTGGGATCAAGATAATTGTTGTTTACCATATATTCAAAGAAGTCTGGGAAATGCCACACATTCCAAATGCTTATCGTAGGAGTTAAATTAAATTTAACGTGCGGCACATGTTCTTTTAACATCTTAATATTGTTTTCAATCTCTGTCCACTCTGCACCTGACCTTAGATATTCTAAATTTTTACCCATACCGTCAAGGCTAGCAAACACCTGTACATTTTTAAACTTTTTCCAATAGTCAATAACATTACTACCTTTAAATTTAAATACACTGAAGTTTGTTGTATAGGTCAATCTGATATCTGTATTATCTAAGGCAATCCATTCATCGAGCATTTTGTAATGTTCGTTTGTGATTAAACTTTCGCCTCCGGCAAAATAAACTTCATCTGTGTCTTTTAAATAAGGTTTAACCTTTTTAAAGAACTCACCTGTATCGTTACAACTGACTACCATATTATCCATGCGGAAATATTGTTTTAACTGGGCAAGGCCGCCTTTGTGTTCGATAAATTCTTTTGCATGTAGGCTACTAAACTCAGGACCACAACTACGACATTTAAAATTGCAAATATTACTCCAACGAATATCTACATATTGTAATTTAAAATCGTCAATACTGCCGTCTTCGTTGGTTGCATTAACTAAATCAAGATTTTTATCACCGCGAACAGTATTTGCGCTTTGTCGCAAACTCCACTGCCCTACTTTCTCCACTTCGTAACAACGTGTGCAACAGTTACTAGGGACTCCAGTTAGCATATTCTTACGCAACTGTTTGTAGTCTTCAGTGTTCATTATTTTAATAACACTTTCTTCGTCTGTGTTACTTACCGGTATATCGCTATCAGCCATACAACACGGTAAGACTTTTTTATTAGGCAACGCATGAAAGTGCAACCAAGGCAGTATACAAAAAACAGGCGAGTCTGGAATTTTATCAAGCATCTAACAAACTCCGTAATTCTGGGAATACATCAACAAAGTTCTCATTCCGCAACGCATCAAGTTCCCTAGTTTCCTTTTGAAATTGATCTTTATATTGTTCCCACGAATGGACAGAATCTACCCATTCGATACTTTTACGCAACATCATAATCTGATGATTAGGAAACCCATCTCTGGATAACCTGGTTATCACATCTAATAGTTTATTTTTGCTTTCTTCTTTTATATGTTGTGGCAATGCCTGTGCAGTAATATGTTCTGGACTTACCATGTTATAGGTAGATAATTCTATTTTTGGTGTAATAGATAGAATTCGTTTGTCTAATAGATACGAAACAAATTCTGCAAACGATGCGTAATTAAAGATACTTACAACAGAATTTAATTTTAGATCAACATTTGACACCTGACTTAGTTTCATTAAGTTAGATTCTACTTGATTCCAGTCTGTACCGTTACGAATGTATTCTGCACGTTTACCATAATGATCTATACTTGCCGCCATTTCAATAGGCTGTTTAAACTTAGACCACAGGTCAAATATATCTTTATTCTTAAACTTTAAATTACTAATGTTTGAATTATATTTCAATTTGATATCAGTTTTATCTAAACGAATCATTTCTTCCAGGAGGATATAATGTTCTTCAGTGATTAATGGTTCGCCGCCGGCAAAATAAGCATGTTCCATATAAGGAACCTGTGCCAATACTTCGTTAAGAAATTCTTTCTTATTGTTTCGTGGCAATATTCTTGCCCACGGCACATTTCTCTTTAGGTCCTCTTGTTCCCACTGACTACTGAAACTTGAGTTACACGTTCTGCACTTAAAATTACAAATATTATTAAAACGTAAATCAAAATATCGCATCTTAAAATAATCTAAGGTACCATCTTTTTGTGTATTGGCCAAAGAATAATCTATATGGTTTCCGTATTCTTTATTGAACCACGATCTAAAAGATCCAATGTTTTGTTGTTCATGTCCATAACATGTTGAACAGGCAGGATTTTCATTACCAGCGATCATATCTTGTCTTAATGATTTCATCCCTGCTGAATTTACCACACCATTTAGATCTGTATCTAATGAATTAGAAAAGGTTCCTTTGGCAATGCAACACGGACTTGCTTCACCTATAGGATTTGTATGTGCATGTAGCCATGGTGCCATACAGAATACTCTACTATCTGTAAGTAACAACTTTTTATCCATTTAACATCTCACATTCTTCATAGAAGTCTTTAAATTCTGGAAATGTTTTTAAGAAGTTAGTACCTCGTCGGACATCTAATTCAGCAAACCAATTATAGAAATCTTTTCGTCCTTCTTCAATTTTATTGTCTGGATATTCAGTGGTACGCATATAGTCTACTACTCGTCTGAACTTTTCATATTCCACCGTGGTAAACTTTGAAAGATCATTATCATCTAAGTTATCTTTCAAGAATTTTAGATTGTCTTCCATGAACATCATAAACTGTTCTTTAGGCAATATGTTCATATCGTATTGAAGTGGCTCTTTTAGGTATGGTGTATCAAAGCGAATCATCTGCGGACTGTCTGTTTTATTAAATTGGTTATACTTGACACGCCATTCTAATATCTTTTTAAGTAACTCTTTAAATGTAGTCACAGACAAGATATTAAATGTAATCATAAAACTAATTGGTTGTCCTGTTTGTGTGAGATACGCATCGAGATTGCGCTCCCATATAGACAAGTCCAGACCTGTGCGAATGTATTCAGCACGTGGTCCCCATGTGTCAATACTAGTAAACAGTTTAAATGCTTTGATGCCGTCACTGTCTAATATATGATTAACTTTATTAATCATTTTGTCTACCAGTGCAGGTTTTACTCCTAGGTTACTATTGATGTTTAGTTCTAACCAAGGTAAGGGATCTGATTCAATGCTGTCTAATAGTTTCCATGTACTGGTATGCATCAACGGTTCACCGCCTGTGATACGCAGAATTGTTAAATCTTTACGCATAGTAGGCCACCATGCCCACCATGCATCAACATAGGGATTTTCTTCTTCACGTTCGTAAATCTTTAACCAATCAATATCACAACGATGATTCTTTACAGACTCTACGGGGCCGTACTGTTTAATTTCGTTATAAAATCTACTACTGGCCTTAGGATGACAGTATCCACATTTAAAATTACATTCGTTACCAAACGATATTTCGACATATTCTGGATTAATATTTTTATCCCAGGCACCCTTACTTGCTGTTTCAAATCTTTCATCTGTATAGATAGCGGCGCTACGCAGGTGCCGGTCGCTTAGATGATCCCCTCCTAGGTTTTCTACATTCCAACAGTATTGACACCCTTTGGTTTGCACACCAGAAAGCATTTCTTGTCGCTCAACTTTCTTTACTAGGGTGTTGTGTAGAGCACTAGGATTTAATTGTACTTCTTTAATACCAATGGCGTGTGGAGGCGGGTGATAACAACTATGTGTTTCCCCTGTTTGTAGGTATAAGGTAGTATGATACCACTTGGCTAAACAAAACGAAGGACTGACTTTGTTTATTATAGGTATTACTGTTTTAATTCTATTATGCAGACTGGTGTTGTCGGTCATTCTTTGCTTTCTGATAGGTGCTGTTGTATAGTGTTTCTAACCAATCTCTATTGTTAATGTTTATTAATGTGGCCATGTCAAACGAATTACTCTCGACAAATTCTATTGCCTGTTCAGTAGCCTGCATGGCAATTTTACCAAATGGTTTACTTTGATCAATTTCTTTCCATTTATCTAAACGTATTCCATGTTCGGGGTTCTCAGGATAGCGATTCATATTGAACACCAGTTTGACACATTCTCTAAAGGCTGTTTTCCATGTGCTAAACTCATCAGTATTAAAGGCTGTCCAATTACTAATTTCGCTCATTACCTTAATTTTTTCTGATACACTTGTGGTCATATCAAGTGTTCGCCATTTTTTAATTTTTAATAATTTACTTCTAGAAAATAGTTTAACACCTCCGTGACCGTAAGTCAAATCTGTAAGAGGGTTTTTTGCACTCCAAATATATGTGCAGTCCCTATCAAAGATACTTGGACGATATTTAAATTCCCATTTTTTAAGTAAGAGCGCATCACCGTCTACTACATAGAACATGTCAGTTCTTGCCAACCGAGCGGCGGCTTTGTGTGCTTCTAAAATACCTTTAACACCATCTACTCGTTGCGCCCACGGTGCTTTTTCCTTAACACGATTCCAGTTATCTTCTGCGTTCAGTTCTCCGTAACTGATAAAGACAACATCGAGTTTATTAGGATTTAGCCTATCAGTCATATCTACTTCCTTGACTCCTTTAGGGTTGTCTACATAAGTTAGTTTTGCTAACCATATTTTTTCATCGTGTTCTTTTGATATCCAAACATGCTCGTATGAAAAATCGTAGTGCTGTACTGCAAAATCTTTAGGTAACTCAAAAGGTACCGAAACTTCTTCGTTAATTTCTAGTTCACCGTAGGGTTCTATATCCCACATTACCTTTGTACCTTTTGGAGAGTCAATAACATTGACCTTAACTGCCCAAACAGGTTCTTGAGCATCCCGTGTATGTTTAGAATCAAGCATCCACATGTGTTCATACTTTAAATCATGCCACGGGATTGTGTAATCAATTCTAAAGTCTAAATCAGAAAATATAGGGTTGACCACTACGTTAAGTTTTACTTCTACAACTTCGTATCCGTGATTAGGTGTCCAGCCGTGTTTGAATAATTTAGCCAACCATTTATCTCCGTAGGCGATTATAACACAACGAGTAGTCTTGGGTATTTTTTTAACAAGATTAAGAACTTCTGTATCACCTGCACAGTCTGGGTGGAGCACCCAAAATTCCTTTAAGTTTTTACCTAATTGGTAAAGTTCAGTATCGTATTTTATAGAATCACCATCCCATACGACAGAGGCTACGTGTTCAGGCGGGATTATGTGAGAAATATTAAGCATATACTAATTTATCTTAGTATATAATGGCTTGATAGGTTTTAAGGTTAGCCCAGAGGCGGTACCAAACTGGTTAATATGTTGCCGCTGGCATCAATCCCTGTGAGATAATAAGTTTCACCATCTTCAAGTAGATCTTCAATATTTTGTAGTTGATCAGTTCTAGTTGGATCGTAGTAATAGAATGATTTTACTATTGAATCTAATGTATGTCGTTGTTCGATCGTGTGCCCATTGACTGCAACCGTACTCAACCTTACAGTGATATTGCCTAGACCGTCATTGATTACTCTTAGTACACTACCTGTTGCAGAACCTACACCAAAATACGAGTTGTAGACAAATGTAGAGTTTTTCTTAACTACGTAATCCTTTGAATACATATTTTGTGGCTTTTCTAGTATTGGGAATCTATAGACTTCTTGCCAACTAGTAAATGTTCTATTGCGAGAGCCCAGTTCACTTATGTTAGGGTTGTTAGGGCCTATACCAACAGTAAAGTAAGTGGTGCCATCTATTACATCATAACTGATACCGGTCTTAACATTGTTGTAGCCAAGAGCACTAGCCCATTGTGCTATCTGTCTGTTTATCACGGCAGTTGTAATTGCTATAGGCACAGTCCATGTTGTTACAATTTGACTGCTATCTAGAGGATTAACTGTAACTGTGGCTGTTGTAACATGTAACCCATCAGGTAACCCAACTGGATCAAATGTTACATTAAATGTATCGTTAGTACCAGTTACCAATGAAGTATAGGTGTAACCGTCTACACTAGGGAACTCAACATCAAAGTTTTTAAAGTAGCCGCCTGCATGATCAACTACAAAGTTTTGGGATATAGGAGCAATAGTAGTTGTGGTAACTGTAAACATTCTAGGATTTGTACTGCCTACATTAATTTCTGTAAACAAAGTCAGCGGATTAACATTGCAAAACACATCAATCATACCCTGATAGTGTCCTGCTTCAATTCCTGTGTAGGTAACAACAAATTCTGATGAATCTCCTGGGGCAATAGTCATAGTGGTAGGACTTACAGTACCATCCGTATAATCCCTTAACGCAATATTTGTTACGTTACACGTAAAGGTACTGTTATTTCTCAGTGTAACAATCTGTGGTAGTGTAGAATCTCCCACGCCACACGTAAACTGAGGTATAGGTGAAGGTGCCGCACTAACACTATTAGATGTTATCTGTGTTTGTGGGATCTGTGCGGCAATACCACCGTTGGTACCCGCAGGATATGTAGTTAGAAAATCTGTTTCTAAATTGACGTTTAATGATATGTATCGTCCAATAATTGTTTTTGTAAAAATATCAGTAATAATTGTTCCAGTTACATGATGCTTAACATCATACTGTTTAGTAATTGTTGTACTTGTTGATTTAGTCTTACTTTTTGGTCCTAGTCCAGCAACAAAGTTTAACGAGCCAATAATTTGATTCTTAGTGTTAGCATCAGTTCCTGTGTTGGCAAAGGTAATAATTATGGCGTTGGCTGAATAAGATGTAGTGTTTGATGCAGTGACTATGTAGGTAGATGTATGGCTAATATGAATACCTAAGCCTGCTAGATTTCTTCTCAACATTGCAGGTGTATTTCCATTGCCGGTTACAACAACCTGATAACTGTTACTGCTAGTGGACTGCGTTTGAAGCCATTCTGCATGTCCGAATTTAATGTCATTGGCTTTTTCAATCAGGGGTTGCCAGGCCGCCTTATTGCTCAGTGTTTCACTCTCTGGTAATTTGATATGGGGTTGTATGCTACCCCCAAGGTTAAAGAAATAGTTTAGTTGGTTAGGATAAAACCAACTCCAATTGGCCGCTGTAATATACCCCTGCCCTGCTTTCATAGTAATTGTACTAGAATAGTTAGTACAGGTCCATTCTACAGGACCTGTACTAGTTGAGTTATAGGTAAAAGATTTTAACTGACTAGGATGTGCTGTACCTTGATTCGCTTGTAGCAACTGAATCTGTGTATACATACGTTCCGCAATACCGCTATAGGTCAGTGTGCCAGAATTAGTATAAGTTAACATGTTGGTACTAGTACCAGTTTGGTGAATAAGGCAACGCTCGACATCCTGTATCATCAGGTTCCAATAATTGGCTTTGATTGGTAGACCCAGACTTACTGGTTCACTGATTAATTGAGCACCATATCCGGTGGAGGTAGTCCCCAACAAATCAAATAAGGAATTATAGACTATATTCTGTAGACGTGCGGTAATCTGTTGTGACATGTTCTGTATAAAAACGATTTAACTTATATTTAGTCGTAGGAATTTTACAGGCCTCAAGTGGCGAAGTTAAATATATTTAACTAGATACTTTATAGAATAATGAAACGATTTAAACATTCGGGCGCACTAGGTGACCTAGTCTACAGCCTGGCCATAATGAAACAACTGGGTGGGGGAGAGTTTTACCTACACCTTAACCAAATGGATTGGATAGGACAGCACTACTATGGTAGCCCGCCCGCACCATTCCATCAGGGTCGTATGCGACAGTCGGACTTTGACTTCATGAAGACATTTATGGAGGCTCAGGAATACATTACCCTGTTTGATGTATTAGACCCAGCACAACACGAGATCACCCATAACCTAGATCGATTCCGACCCTTGTTCGTGGGCCACCCTACCAACTACATCGACATCTATGCCAATGTGTTTAATCTAACTCCTGATGAACAGGGTCTGGTAAACTCAACACCCTGGCTCACCGTGCCTGCACCAAAGTTCATAGAGGGCAGACCCATTGTAATCAATCGTACCCAACGTTGGATACCCCCAAGCCCGGACCCGGTTTGGGATGAACTCAAAACTACGGTAGAAGCCCAAGCAGTATTCGTAGGCTTGCCCGAAGAGCATGTGGCTTTTACGCAACAGTTGGGTTGGGACATACCCTACCACCCTACCCAAAACATGTTGGAATTAGCCAGCGTTATAGCAGGTGCAGATGCTTTTATTGGCAACCAAAGTCAAGCATTTGCCCTAGCAGTAGGTCTGGGTGTAGAGGACATCATTTGTGAAGCACGGCTAGATCTACCCTTGGAACGCAATGAGTGCTATTTTGACCGTATGAGCAATATACGCTACATCTAATGGTTGACACATTGGTAAAAACCCTGTATAATTAACACATAGAAACAAACACTGTGAGGTATCCTAAATGAACACTTTTCGAGTACTGATTGCTATAGGTGGCAACCGCGGTAACACTACCTGGGTGCAACTTAATGCTGACAACGCCTATGCGGCTCATAGCCTGGCCGAAAGCATGTACGGTGCAGGCAACGTTATAACCTACACACAGGTCTAAATGGCAAAGAAGCGTCTAGGTATTATTCAAAGCCGGGGCTTGGGCGACGTAGTCATAGCCCTGCCCATTGCCCACCATTACCATAAAGAGGGTTGGGAAATCCTTTGGCCCATCCTTGAAGAGTTCATACCCAATGTAGAACGGCATGTTCCCTGGGTCAAATGGATACCATTACAGTTCGATGCACCGGGTCGTTATTTCTATGACGTGCCATATGAACGTCTAAAGAACTTTCGCTGTGATGAGATCATGCCCCTGTACCAACACCTATCAGGGCACACATTTGCAGAAGAACGATACTTTCAATACACATCATTTGATCAATACAAATATATTAGGGCCGGAGTACCCTTCCTAGAGAAATGGCAGTTGGATCAATGCATCACCCGCGACCCTGAAGAAGAGCAACGCTTATATGATCAACTTGTGACTAACCCCAACTATGCCATAGTACATCTAGAGGGCAGTGACCATACAGCCCAATTTGACAGCACCATCATACCCCCGGACTGGGCTACCATTTACATTAAGCCGGGCCTAACCCCTTCAATCTTTAATTGGCGAACCCTAATTGAGAGAGCCCAAAGCATCATCATGGTTGATTCGTGTATGGCCAACCTCGTTGATCAACTGGGTCTGGGCACAGATCACTACTTTATACAGCGTAGCCATATTGGACTAACCCCTGTCTTAAACTTGCCCTGGACTTGGTTATAAATATTCAGTGCTGTGTTTACAGCCAATATAACCGATATAAAGTATGAACCAATCCTATGAAGCCAACGGTACTGACTACGTACTACAGATCCAAAAGATCCAGCAGACCCCCAGTCATTTGAGTGTTTTTCGAGTAATTGAACAAGGGCTTGACATCACATTGAACCCCCAATTTCAGTTGCCCGCATGGAACCCACTCAACCCACATACACTACTGCACAAGTACACCACTGAATCAGTACTGAGCACAGAGACCCTGGCACAATTTGGACAACTGGGTCTTAGGTCACATATTCGAGACGTACAGTTGTTTCTAACCCAGGGCCCCTACGTGGGAGCACTGCACACAGACGGCATTGACCCCACCTATATTGAAGGTGCAGTCAATTGGGTCTACAGAGAAACGGCCTCAAGCCAGTGGCGCTTTGAGTACTGGCGGCCACGAGACCCCAGTGCATACTCTAACAGCATGAAAACTGATGTTATTGCGGGCCCGGGCAGTGCCAGATATCCCAGTGAAGACACCTGTGAATACATGACCTCCTGGTCAGGCCCTTGCTCGCGACCCACCCTGGTACGGGTAAATGTACCACACAGAATCATAGTAGAGCAGGAAGCACCAAGATTTCTTTTCAGCATACGATTTCACGTGGATCAGGTCAACTACTGGGATCTAGATCGACTGTTGCCCCAATGACCGCACTCGACAGGACCTATTAACATTATTAACATGCAGATCAATAATAAAAAACCCTGCTATATTGAATTAGCACAAGCACCCCCTGTACCCAGAGACCTATTGATGGCAACACCCTTGGGTGAGTGTACACGGGCAACCCTAGATTTAAGTTACGGAGCAGAACACTATCTGCCCGACGGCACACGTCTTTGGCCCTGTAGTTACTATATCAACACGTTTATGAGTCCCGAATTGATCAAGTGGGTCCAAGACAACATAGAGCATCAGCCCGAATTAAAGAGTCTAGATCTGAAACGTATAACGCTACAGACACAGAAACCTCTGCCCAATTTGACCTGTAGTCACATAGTACACAGTGACATTGGACAGGAATGGTGCTTGTTCTACATCATAAGACCCGGAGGTCCTAACTGCATTACTCGTTGGTATCAGGAACAGGGTCAACCTTTACTGCGTAATAAAGCGGGTCCAGACGGACAAGCAGACACGGGCCATGTAGACTACTGTAATCTCACACTGTTAGAACAGGTACATTTTACCAAAGAGCGTTGGTACATACTCAACATCAGTATGCTACATGATGTACAGGGCATTGAAGCACCCCGACAGAGTCTACGCATCTACTGCGAGCCCCAGTGAGCGTAGCGAACGCTAGACCTCAGCGGTGATGAATTTTAGGGCTCTGTGTCCGCTGTATATATTGAATATCCCACAACGAAGCCCACAGTGACACTATACAGTAAGGGCATGGGTGACAAAATCTGTAGGAGATTATTAGCAGCCGCACCTGTCCAAACACTAGTAGCAATGCGATCATACCGAGTTCTAGTGTCTGCATCTAGTGAGTTTCTACGTGACAAGTATATGACTTTCATCGCTGTAACACCCACAAATCCCAAAGGATTCAGTTCTCGTGCTCCGCGATGTAGTGCGATAGCAGTGGTAGCAGTATCAGCACCAGCAGCCAAATATACAGCGGGCGCATCTAGACTAGTGGGATCTTGACCAGTCGTAGCAGTAGTAGCACAACCTAGCATACTGGCAATGAGTAGAGTAACTACTAGAACAACAATGAGTTTGAACAAGCGCATATGGTATTTACATGTAACACGTACACATATACTAGTAGTGAATACCCCGCTAGAGCACAATGCAAGGTTTGTCCAACAGCGTGGCTACGCAGACTCTATACGCTACGTACAAATACCCCGCTGTACAGGTTCGCTCTGCGAGCATCACTGTGATCTAGCGCAATGAATTTACTTTGGTATACACTGTAGATCTACTTTGGTATTCAGTGTGCGTCAAGTGAATACCCCGCTGTAGGGGGGTGAGAGGATCGGCGAGGGCGACGGGGAGAAAGGTGAGAGAACGTGGTCGACCATTTGACTATAGCCTGTCGTGACCCCACCCGTCTCACAAGATTTTTACCGTAGATTCACCGTGGAAAAAGTCCCAAAACGTCTCCAGAATGAGCCAAAAAGGGCCAAAACCCTGCCGAAACTGAGCCAGAATTGAGTCAAAACTCCACCGATTTTCATGGCTTTTTAACCACATGCCACGGTGGACCACAGCGTATACTCATTGACACTAGTGTAGATCTCGTGTATAATATATGCTAGACACACGGATACACAGTGATCGATGTAGTATACGCATAGTGGGCCTATGGCGCAATTGGTTAGCGCAGTGGACTCATAATCCATTGGTTACAAGTTCGAGTCTTGTTGGGCCTACCATATATACTACAGTGAATTATAGTAAGGATTTTTAAACCCGCGGCTGGAGAATATATACAGTAAAGAACGAATCAGGTGCTGGAAGGCTGGGTGATTCTAGTAAGGACTGTTGAGGACAAGACTTAGTCTGACCGTAACTTGGCCAAATCTGTGACCATACGCTTCCAGTGGTAAAGGCTCATTGTAGAGATACAATAGGAACAAGCAGACGGGGACCGGTTGAGGATACTTGCCTACAGTCGGTACTGGTATATAGGGCTTCGTGCCCTATTACTTTGGCACTACTTATATGCGTTGACCGTACACATTAGTACGACCGCAGTGTTTAATACTACCTTTGGGCTTGACTGTAATGCTTTTGCGTGGCATGCGAGGTTTGCATACTGTAACAGTCACAGTGCCCTCTTTGTAAGTATAAAGTACGTCTCGTTGCTTAACTGTAGTCACGTGCATTGGGGGCTCCTTTTTACTCTATGTCTGTATTATAACACTCTTTTACCAAATGGTCAACCGAAACCCTGAGCACTATAGGGTCATTGAAGTGCCTGCTCTGTGGCTTTTAGAACACAGATTCTTTGTAGGGTCTTTGCGTTAATGGTTGACATTGTGGTAAAACCTTGCTATAATACACGCATGGACACACAAAAAGCACCCCGTAAAAAGCGAGTCGATCGCAATCACATCATATACGAACTTGTCGTTAACGGCAAGAACTATATTGGCGTGACTGCTAAGACAGAGTCTACAGTACAGAAGAGCGTTAGGGCTAGAGCGGCCAAACACTTTTATCGTGCTAAGACAGAGGGCAAAGATTGGTTATTGTGTGCTGAATTGCGTAAGTTGACTGATAAGAGCCAGATAGAAATACTTGTTCATGCTGTCATACGTGGCAAAGCAGAAGCACACAAGACTGAAGTAGCAATCCGTAGGGCTGTCAAGCCCGTTCTTAATACTGACACTAGAGGAGATTGATATGAGCGAAATGAAAGAGTATACACTAGAGATCTACAAAGCAGATCGTCGTACTCGAGAGGGCCGCAGGCTTGTGGCTGTTCAGGACTTTGCTGAGTCAACTAGGGACTACATTGATGCTGTGGTTGCAGGCAAGCGGCGTTTGGGCTTGATTGTAGAACTACACGAAACTTGGGTAACCCGTACTAACATGATGAGCGGGCGGGAGTTCCGAGAGCGTTACGATACGCCCAACTTCTGCTCACCCAGTTCGGAATCTTATTGGTCAATGTAAAGCCCTTAGGGGTTGACAGGACTTTGGTTTTACCGTATAATAGAGACTTACACACACTAAGGAGCACCTATGCTAACCATTCAACAAGTCAATCAAGCCATCATGTTGCAAGAGTGGACCAACACTGAGTTG